ACAATATAAGCAGTCTGTCACATCTATTGGCTTCAAGATCAACACAGGGGAAGAACGAGGCAACCCTAACTCTAACGATCAGGTCAAGGATTGGTTGTATAGTCTTGGTTGGAAGCCACGGACGTTTAAGTTTGTAAGGGATAAAAAGACAGGTGATGAACGACAAATTGAACAGGTACGAAAAGGCAGTGAGCTATGCAAAAGCGTTACTGACCTCGCTTCTGTGGATGCTGCTGTTGATCTGCTTGATGGCCTTACCGTACTTACGCACCGTGCTGGAATACTCAAGTCTTTTCTAGAGTGTAATAAGGATGGTTATCTACAGGCTGGTGTTGCTGGCCTTACCAATACGTTCCGCTTTAAGCACTTCAAGCCACTGGTCAATCTACCATCAGTAGATAAGCCATACGGTGATGTGATCCGAGGGTGTCTTACTTGTCCTGATGGTTACGTTCTAGCGGGTGCTGACATGACATCTTTGGAAGATACGACCAAACGACATTACATGAAACCATTAGACCCTGACTATGTGGAGGAGATGAGTAGAGAGGGCTTTGACCCACACTTGGATTTGGCATTACACGCTGGTGTTATCAATCAAGATGACATCGACAAGCACAATTCTGGTGAACGGTCACTCAAGGCTCTGCGTAAGAACTACAAGGTGGTTAACTACAGTGCCACATACGGTGTAGGAGCGCCTAAGCTGGCCCGTGAGACGGGTATGAGCAAGGGTGAGGCTAAGACCCTACTGGATGCCTTCTGGTCACGTAACTGGGCCATTGAGAAGGTAGCAAGCACCGTGCGTGTCCGAGAGGTTATGGATGGCATGTGGCTACTAAACCCTGTGTCAGGCTTCTGGCATAGCCTACGCAGTGACAAGGATCGTTTCAGTACGCTTAACCAAAGCACTGGGGTGTTCTGCTTTGATACGTGGGTAGCAATCTGTCGTAAGAATGGCATTAAAGCTGTCGGACAGTTTCACGATGAGATTATCGCTTTGGTGAAGAAAGGAGACGAGGGTAAGGTAGAGAACCTGATGCATGAAGCTGCAATCATGCTGAACGATAAGGTTAAACTAAACGTCCCGCTTGGGACTGATGTGCAGTTCGGCAACACGTATGCTGATATTCACTAAAACGTAAAATAAACCTTGGAAATAGTGTTACAGATTCGGATTTATGTCCCTATAGTATAATACCACCACAGTGCTGCAAAGCAGCTTAAACAAAAGGAAGACCCGACGATGGCTAAATTCACAATGGATATGGTTCTGGAATACGCTAAGGTATTTGAAGAGAACCGAGATATGGGCAGCGACCTAAACAACGCTGCTAAAAAGGCAATGAAGCACAACGGTCAGTATGTAGTTAACGCATATCTCACCGACCCTGCACAGGAACAAGAGCTTTTGGATGGGGGACTAGACCCTAAGCCTATGGGTAATGAACGGATTAAGCAAGGTAACGACTTCGGTATTGGTCGGTATCTCAAACTAACCCGTATGCACGACCATGTTATGACATTCTCCGACAAGAACGGGAAGCAAACCGAGGTTGACTTCGGAGGTAAGCCAGCGGTAGTTAACCTTACCAATGGTGTCGAGAACAAGGCATGGTGGTCATTTGAGAATGATGGCACCCTTGGCAATGGTACTAAGGCTAAGGTTCAGTTCGAGACCTACGCTAATGGTGCTGGTGTCCGATTGATTGCGATTGGTGTAACAGATCACGTTGCTTGGGAAGATAATTCAATTCCAAGTGAAGACGATCAACTGTTTATGGTAGGATAAAGTAGTGCGAGTAAGTATTGATTTCCAATACGACAAAGAAGACGATGGCTATGATGGTAGCTCAAGCGCAAGTCGTGATGGAGTAGAAGACCTTTACGCTATGGCACGGTTCTTTACCGATGCTATGAAGGGCGCAGGGTTCAGCTACGTTGTTGATGTAGGTTTTGAGAAGGATGATGGTAATATCGTCTTTGGGGAGTTCTAAATGAGTAAGGGCAAAGTGCTAATCGACGGGGACATAATTGCCTATCGTGCAGCCTTTGCCACTCAGGACTTAACTAAGAAGGATGCTACAGCGAAAGTTGACGAGCTTATGGATTTTATTATCGGTGAGACCGTTGACTTTCCCTTCCCATCTGAGAGTGACTATCAAACATACATAACTGGATCAACAAACTTTCGCTTTGACATTGCTAAGTCAGCCCCATATAAGGGGAACAGGGCAGCAACTGAGAAGCCTAAGCATCTGGGGTTAACTAGAAGTCACTTGCTAGATAAGTATTCTGCCATTATTAGTGTCGATGAGGAAGCTGATGATCTAATTTCTAAGGCTGCTGCTGCACTTGATTATAAGTGTGTCGTAGCATCCATTGATAAGGACATGTTACAGTTACCTTGCTGGCACTATAATTTTGGCAGGAAAGAGTGGACTAAGGTTACACCAACAGAAGGAACATTGTTCTTTTATACACAAATCTTGACTGGAGATAATGCAGACAACATCAAGGGTCTTTACGGTATTGGACCTAAGAAAGCAGATAAACTGTTAGATGGGTGCGACACAGAAGAGAGTATGTGGGATGTCGTATTCAAAGCCTATGATGGAGACGTTGATAGGATTATTGAGAATGCGAGGTTACTATGGCTAAGACGGTACGACAACGAGATGTGGGAGCCACCTCAAGTGGCCTAAAGCATGGGTATAGGTCAGGTTTAGAGGATCGTATCTCTGACCAACTTAAAAGTCTATCCGTTCCGTTTAAATATGAGAAGTTCAAAATCAAGTATGAGGTTCACGAGACTAGAACTTACACGCCTGACTTTGAACTTCCCAATGGTATCATCGTAGAGAGTAAAGGTAGGTTTGTTCCAGACGACAGAAAGAAGCATTTACTTGTAAAGAAACAGCATCCAGAGCTTGACATACGGTTTGTGTTCAGCAATAGTAAGGCTAAGATCAGAAAAGGGTCTAAGACAAGCTACGGTGACTGGTGTGACAAGAATGGTTACATCTACGCAGATAAGCTGGTACCAGAGGAATGGATAAAAGAAGATGGGAAAAAGAAGTGACTATGTTAGGGTTGAACGTGACTTCTATCCTACACCAATAGCCGCTGTTGAGCCATTGATCCCGCACTTGCCTTACGCATTTGATTATGTAGAGCCATGTGCGGGAGATGGGCGACTGGTACAACATATAACTGAGCTAACAGAGGGTCATGGTGAGTGCCTATTTCAGTCTGACATTGAGCCTAGGGCTAATCATATTAAGGAAGCTAATGCATTAGACCTTGACTTCGGTGCTTATGGTGTTATGGATTACTGCATTACTAACCCACCGTGGGACAGGAAGATACTGCATCCATTCATTGAGCATTGGTTGGACATATGCCCTACTTGGCTGTTGTTTGATGCTGATTGGATGCACACTAAGCAGTCGGCCATGTATATGACGTACTGTACAAAGGTTGTAAGTGTTGGCAGAGTTAAATGGATTGAGGGAAGCAAGAGTGTTGGTAAAGACAACTGCGCTTGGTATCTCTTTGATGGAATGGCAGAGGCTAAAACAGAATTTTATGGGAGAGTGTTATGATTAGTCAGGATGACATCGACGGACTTCGTGAGGTTAGCACTCACGGCTACTCTTACTGGGTAGAGAGTAAGATGCTTACTAAAGGTGAGACCCGTCTAGTGGAAAACACTCTGGGCCTCGTAGGGGAAGCAGGGGAAGTGGCTGAAAAGGTCAAGAAGCTCCTACGGGATAAATCTAAGATCGACCCAAGGGAGATTATTAAAGAGCTTGGGGATGTCGCTTTCTACTTGACTGGGTTGGCAAACTACTTCAATAGTAACTTGGACGAAGTCCTTGATGCTAATATGCAGAAATTAAATGACCGACAGACCCGTGGGGTTTTAGGTGGAAATGGTGATAACCGATGACTAACTATTTGTGGCGACTAGCCAACTATTTGACTACGAGGTCTGAACACCGAAGGGTTATTAAAGAGCTTAACACTTTGACAGACGCAGAGCTAAAAGACATTGGTATCAACCGATGTGACATTGACCGACTGGTATGGCTTGAAGAAGATAAAAAACAACGAGGAAATAAAAAGAATGATTAGTAACCACCTCCCCACAGACTACCAAGCCTTTATCCACAAGTCACGTTACGCACGATGGCTAGACAAAGAGGGTCGTCGTGAGAGTTGGGGCGAGACAGTATCCCGTTACATGGACAACTTGGTAAAGCCTCTCGCTGGTGATGACAGCTACGTCAAGGACATTGAGGATGCTATCCTTAACCTTGAGGTAATGCCCTCTATGCGGGCCTTGATGACTGCTGGTCCTGCCTTCAATCGTGATAACACAGCAGGTTACAACTGTAGCTACATGCCAGTAGATGACCCTAAGTCATTTGATGAGGCTATGTTCATCTTGTTGTGTGGCACTGGCGTAGGCTTCTCTGTTGAGCGTCAGTTCATCAGCAAGTTGCCAGAGGTTCCTGAGACGATCTTTAAGAGTGATACGACAATCATTGTTAAGGATAGCAAGGAGGGTTGGGCTAAGGCACTACGACAGGTCATTGCATTGC